TCAGTATTCTTTTTCCAAGAAGATCTTAAATATCTGAAGTCAGTTAGGGTAGCCTGCATTGTGCCTATGATAGTAGCAATCTCTACCTTTCTCTTGAGATCTTTTAATGTATCTTTAGGTCTTACTATTACCTCAGATAAATTACAAAATTGATTAGGTCTTAATACAATCTCAGAGCATGGGTTAGTACCAAACTCCCAATCAGTATCCCTACGTTCAGGAGAGAACTTCCTAGCTGCTGTTCTGTTGAAGATACCACGTTCTCCTGAGTGGCTAAGATATAATGCTTGCCATTCAGACATAAATTGAGCCATATCGGGGGTCTCAGTGTAACAGGCAGAATTGTTAGCTAACGCCCTTTGTCCGTTCAATTCCCACCAATTGCCAGACTTAGCTATTCTCATTCTGTCATCACTGAGATTAGATAAAGATATCAGCGCTGATCTCCTTACTCCCCCAACTACGACTATATCACCCACTTTACAACATATATCATGGCACTCTATGCTTGTAAGTTTCCTGCCCTTAGCATTAATAAAAGTATCCACAGTAAACTTAAATAAATCTTCCAATGGAGCTGGCCCTGAGGAACGCCCACCAAATGTCTTTAATCTCGCTCCAGCAGGACGAACTTTTGAAACGTCCCACGAGGGTATCCTGCCAGAATAAAGCAGGGATATAAGCTCTCTGTAAGCGCTAGACCACCCCAATTTTGAGTCAGTTACGTGTATTACAGTATTAGTATTATGCACCTCTTCAGATACTTGCGGTAGTTGGTTTATAAATTGTCTTTCTACACTAAACCCTACTCCAGTACCACACATTAAGATATACATTATTTCATCAAATGATCGTGGATTATCTATAGGTAGATAGCTACAATTAAATCCAGCTACATTATCTCTATCCAAAGCTTTACCAGCAGTCATTAAACACCTCATAGATGGCATGACTTCTAAATTTAGTATAGATTTCTTTACTTCAGATAAATCAAATTCGTTATCAAATCTCTCAGTAAAAAAAGATATATACCTATCTACAGTTTCTTCCCAAGTCTCCCTGCGTTGTTTATCAGGAAGATGCCTTGCGTATCTACTCAAGTGTATAAACTGTTGGTATTCAGTCGGTAGGTTCATGTTTTTTTAATTCCTCTATTAAATATTTTGTAAATTCTTCATCTCTTTCTTTCTCAGGTACATTAGCTTCCAGCCACTCAGCAGCAGCAAGTACATCCTCCTTATTGTTTAATTCTACAAATACCTGTGCTCTTCTTCTAGGCAAAAATGTATAATCAACATTACTCATTATAAATACTCCTCTTTTACTCTATCTATAGAGTGTTGTGTTATATCAATAGTTCCCTGACCAGTATGAGTTAGCATAACTAACCCTGACCACCAATCACATGTACTCTCGTTGCCCTCCATATATTCAGGTAGATAGTCTGCATACCAACCAACGTTACAAGATTGTATGAGAGGAGATATTGTAACATCATCAGACGTTCTCTTCATAGTATGCACACCAAATCTATGTGTGTGTCCAAATACTACTGAAGTATTATGCGTCTCCGTAGCTCTCTTAGTAACGTACTCACCGCTTATGGGTTGATTAACTCTTCTATTCATTGGTGCGTGGGTAAATGCTGTGCCATCAATGTACACATATTGTCTATATTCTATTATGTCCCACTTATCTTTTCCCGCCCCAACAAAATCTGTCTCGGGGAGAAACCCACTTAGTTCAGGTTTATCTAAGGTATATCTCCAAGTACGTAGTTCATGGTTTCCAAGCATCCAATATCTATTTGGGTTATACTTTTTAGTTTTCCACCGTGCTTGTTTTTTCCACAAGCCACGTATAGGTTTCATTATCTTTTCATAAGCTTCTATTCCTGAATCTATATCATCTTTTAATCTCTTCCCTTCTTTTATTAAGGGCTTAGCATTGTCAAAGAAGTTTATAGAATCCAGATTCAGAAAGTCTCCTATTTGAACTATATTGTCAGGTCTATTTTCGACAATGAAGTTTCCAAGAGCTTCAAATCTGTCCTTATTATATTCAGGACCATCGTGAGAATCAGGAATCACCAGGGTCGTAGCATATTTCCTCATATTCATTTTCCTCATAGTTTAAATTAAGTTCCCCACGTAGGTAGAGACTGTTTAATATGTCGTACGCCATGAGCACAGAGACAACTGAATGTTCTCCGCATTCATGGCATTCCGCCATTTCATTATCTAATCCTTTTTCAGACCTACTTCCACATCTGAAACAGTAATAGATTTCTTCTTCTCCCTTATCCATTCTTTAGGCACTTCTGTAAAACTGTACTTGAAGTCATGTCGTTTACACCACTCTGAGTACCTAGTCTTAGATGTTTTGTGCAACTTGTTATCATATTTAAACACAAACCTAATATCTAAACTAGGCTGCTGCTCCTTTATTAATAAATGTTTTGCTCTGTCGTAGGAAGTAAATCTTCCCTTGCCTTCAATTATAATTCCATTAGGTAAAACCCAATCAGGTTTATATGTATGAACTTTATAAAAAGGAATTATAAGTTTTTCGTACCTAGCTCTTGTTCCTTTTAACTTTTCAGCAATTTCTTCTTCAAATTTTGACCTGTATCTGATAGCCATTTTTTTACGCCCTTCTGTCTAAGAACTTTTCTTAGTTGACTTGCGTGCCTCAACTCTTCTATGTCCTTTATATTAGTTTTACTAACTCCCTTCCAAAGTCTCTCTATACCAGCTCTGTCTAAGGTATCTTGTGCATCGTATTTCTTTTTCATATCTTTAAATACAAATATATTACGTAAGAAAAAGATGATATTATTATAGCAATAGTTGCATAACAAGCAATAGATGCTAAAATTTCTTCAAGTTTGTCGTTCATCGTTCGCTTCTCCTAAGATTATTAATCGTCTAGTCTCTTCTAAAATTTCTTCCCAAGTCATACAATACTCATTAGATTTTTCTATTCCTTTCTTAGTCTGAGTAAAAAAATGTTCATACTCTTGGGATATTGCTTGCTCGTAATCATCAATTGATTCACACCATTCGAGACATTTCTCTGCGCTAACTGGCCCAACACCTGGGATACCCTCAATGTTATCAGTGGAATCTCCCGTAAGTATTTGCACATACTTACTATGAATGCCCTGTTCTACAGATACTTCATATAGTTGGTCTTTAACCCAATTGTAATGCCATCCAGCAACTTGATCTAAATCTTTGTCGGTAGTAACAATACAAGTATTTTTATCTTGTAGGTCAGCCAGAACATCATCAGCCTCAAGACCTTCTCGCTCTTCAGCATTCCACACATTCTTTAGATACTCTTTAATCTCTCCATACCAATGAGGTTTATGCAAAGGATCTCTATTACCTTTGTACATTTTTATAGTAGCAAGATCATGCCTAAAGGTTGTCTTTGGGCTGAGGAATACCTCTAGCTCAACATCACCAAACCTGTTGGATAAAAACTTCTTAACCTCAGTTAAGACAGTCTTAACATTATTTAATGCGTTCTCAACAGGTTCTATGACTGTATCTACAGTAACAGTATACTCAGATTCTCCCTTGGCATATTCTTCACGCCAAGCAAGCATATCTTTCTTATACTTAAACTTAGGAATCTCTCCTAAGTAAGATGGTAAAGATAGGTTATATACTTTACTTTGTGCAGCAAAGCCACACCTATAAAGTATAATGTCTCCGTCTATTAGTGCTTTCATAGTAGTCCACCAATATTTGTTTCTTTTTTAGCCATATTAGTCAAATTCTTGTCTGAATTTTGATTTATACGCATTGGTCGTGCCTTATGCAGAGGACATTCATAACCCGTGCATTCTTCTACCTGTTTGCGCCATGTTCCTTTTGAGTATGGGTCATAGATGCAATAACGACACATACTATTGATGGCTTCTCTTAGTTTCATCTTAGTTAATTAAAATCTTAGCTTCTTCTTCTTTCTTTCTAGCTTTCTCAGCAAACTTATCTCTCCAATCATCCAAGGTAGCTTGCATCTCGTGTAAACCTTCATACCCCTGTACTAAAAAAGGTACTTCAGCCTCTACTACGTCAGTTTCTTTATTAACTATTGCGTAAACAGCATGACCATTTGCGCTAGATGCGACAGATCCCTGTACTACAAGTTTGTAATCGAGGGTTTCGTCCAAGTATCTACTATTCATAGCTCGTGTCCTCTCCTAAATTATTATTTAAATCATCTTGAGAAGGAGCATCGTATGCTCCATCTCTAGCCTCAGTTGCTTGGGTGTAAAAGATTTTAGTGTACGAATCAACCGCATTATCTATAATCTCTACCTTCTTTTTAGCATTAGCACCTAAGGTCAATGCTCCAGAAGTAATTAATAAATCAACCATAGCAATTGCTCTTTGTAGACATGCTTCGTATCTAATTTCTTTAGAACGAAACTTGTCCTCTTCTTCTTTGTTAGACCAGTATGAGTCTCTGGTAACAGTTGCCCCAGCTGTAACTTTCGCTTTAGGCGCAGCTGCTGGTTGTAAGTTACTTGTCTCTGATGCATCCACTACTTCTACTGATTTCAAATCTATATTCTTATAGATTCCTTTTTCAGTATATACAAATTTAATGGAATTACCTTCTTTAAAAGGTAGTTTATTTACGTCAAAACCAGCTCCGTACCAAGCACCACTTATTGATACTGATACGCCTCTGCCAGTTCTTATAGTCTCTACGACTCCTTCTGCTGTATTCATGTTAAGACCCCCAATGAGTTCCAGTTTTAATTTCAGCTTTTAATGGTATGTTGAAATCAATTCCGTATAATTTCTTCATATATTTTACAGGAAAGTCCTGTAAAGACTCAGACATCACATTCATGAAAAAGTTCCGTTCATTTGGATGTACTTCACAAATAATAGAGTCATGTATAGTATTTGTGATAAAAGACTCAGCATTTACACTCTTAAAACAATGCCAAGCATATACTAAAGCAGTTGGAACAATCTCAGCAGTAGCTAAATACTGCACAGGATAATTCCTAACAGAGGTATTACCCTCAACGTACCCAGTATGTGTAACCTTCAACGAGGGGAAGTAAAACTTCATCCCCGTAGGAAGTGTTAATTCTTTGTTTATTACAGCGTGATCTACCCATTTATCTTGCTCTCTAGTGACTCCCCTGTATTTTTCAGTAAACGCTCTATAATAACGTCTCTCAGATGGAGTTCCGCTTGTTCCACCATAGAGTGGCTTAAACGTATGTGCTTTAGCATTCTGTCTAGCAAGTTGCCTGTCCCTCTCTTTTGGGTATATAATACCAGCTGTGAATTCGTGAACATCAAAATTTCCCTGTATGTCTCGAAGTCCCTGATCATCTTGTCCATACCAGACAGCGACTCTGAACTCCAGTTGTGCTTCATCAGCTTCACCCACCAGCCAGCTTGGTTGTCGTGCTCTAAATAGTCGCTTAAATCCTCGATCCACATTCTGGAATTGGCATTTGTATGTTTTTCCAGTACTGCTGTACCTGCCAGTAGTAGTAACTGCTTGGTTGATAGAGGCGTGTAGGATTCCTCCTCCTTCCTCACAGCACGCATTAAACTTCTCCAAAGATTTCGTAACTTGTGCATTTAGTTTCACCTGCCTTTGTTTTAGTTGTATAAATTTCTTTTGTTTACTAGTTTTAGGCTTCAGTAGAGATACTACTACCGACGAAGCACTTCTTTCTCCTTTCGGCGTTGCTATAGCATTACCATTATGGTCTTTTGGTACAGCAAAAGCAAGCTCACCATAAATAAACTCAGCCATTTGCTTGTTACTTCTTGGATTAAGTCCTCCAGTAAATTCATCTAATTCACGTTCAACGTGTCGTAATTCGGAGAGACACTGTTTGTACACCTCCTTAACTTTAGACGTATCTAAACACATACCATTAAATTCTATATCTGCAATACAAGGTATCTGTAAACACTTAGTATAAAAAACACGTTCTAAGCCGTTTTTAAATAATTCTCTACGCTGGTGTTCAAATAATTTGTGCGTTTGCTCTACGTCGATTTTAGCGTACTTTTTTAGCCAATTTTCGGGCATTTCCGAAGGGCATATTCCAGAGCTCATCATGGCACTAATTATTGACTCTTTTCCTCCGAGTCTTCTTCGTCTAAGACATTCCTCAAGGGAGAGTCTACCTCGTCTGTTGGAACGGAGTACATATTCTGCCAATTGTGTACAAAAGGGAAGTGTCTGCTCAAGTCTGACTCCGAGGCGCTTAAGCCATCCAAGTTCGAATTTTGCGTTGTGCGCAACAATGAAATCAGCTCTTTCCACTTCGTTAAGAAAGTCTTCGATATGTATTGGCTCGGGATATTGAACGAAAATTCCTCGTTCGTCACCATTCCTTCGCCATGCAATGAGTAAGATACTGTTATTTTCATTTAATGGATCTCCTTTATCTAAGTTAGTAGTTTCAAAATCGAATACCAAATAATTCTCCGAATTAAATAATTCAGGGTCAGGATCTGTTACAAATTTTGGTATATTAATTGTCACTTAAAATTGATCTCTTTTCGTATGCAACACTGGGTAACTTTTTATTATCTGCTATTTTGCATAAAGAATTTGTAAACTTTTCCATAGTGGAATAAAAAAATCTTCCATTTACTGATGCTATCCATAATTTGTTATTTACTTTTTTCATATAAGCATTTACGTGCTCAGTTCGTATCTCAATAATTTGAGTTTCTTCAGGTACTGGGTTATAAGTCCCATCAGCATATTTAAAATACCCAGTCATGAATATTATACAAAGAGAGTCTAGCATTATATCGAAGTTACCTTATTAATTTTAGTATCTACAGTTACTGGAAAATATAAGTGCTCACCACTAAGCTTATTCTTAGGTAGAGATATCATTCTCCAAGATTTACCATCGTATTCTTCATTAGAACCAATGCCAATAATTAAGTCCATCTGGGCAGGCATTCCAGTATTTGAGAAATCTATATCACCCATCTCTAATCGCAGTTTATTCGTTCCCGAATCTCCCGCTTGGGTAACTCCAATAACTAAGATATCGTTCTTCTTAGCTAGATTTCTTGCAGATGTGGCGGCTATCTCCATCTGTTCTACCCTACTTTCTTTACCTACCCAAATGTTACGGAGTTGGTTGATTACAACAACATCAACCCCGTGATGATCGATTAGACTCTGTATATCCCTAAAAGTTCCTGGGGATAATGATTTAAGTATTAAATTATTGTAGCCTCGTTGTCTTACTACGTTCTCGACCTCATCAGGATTCTCAATAACATCTATTAAAGGTTTATCTGCTAACCTGCAAATTAACCTAGACATCGTTGATTTCGCTGGGTCTTCATTCTCTATAAATAATACTTTGTAGCCATCATGTAACAGACCACCGACCATGTTTATAATAAATAATGACTTGCCCACCTCTGGTCTACCAAAGACAAGCACGTTATTCCCTCGCATTGCTCCACCCGTAGCTTGATGTAAAGCTTTGGGCCATAATTTTATTCTGTTCTGATTTTTTAATGATTCTACAATGTCACATATCTTAGCTCCCTCCAATAGACTTTCATCTTCATGATCTTCGTCAAAGGAAGATTCTACGTTTTTATATTCGTCCATTAGTTCGAGGACGCCAGCTCTTTGGTGAGTTAGCAATAATGATGAT